GTAGCGGTGGCGGCGGTGGCGGCGGTGGCGGTGGCGGCGGTGGCACAACGTATGACATCAACACCCCTCTGGATCCGTTGTTCATCGCGCCCGCTGGGGCAGTCGATGACACCAATTTCGGCACACTTGCCAACGTCACGGAGGACATACAGGGGCAATTGGACGACAAAATCGAAGTCGATCCCATGTTTGGGTATACTAATTACTTTGTTGGTGGCACGGTCGTCAGGAATGCGAATAACGACGGCTGGGTGCAGGCACCACATATCCAATTGGATGGGTTCCTGAATGCCAATGGCGCGATCGTCAGGAATGCGAATAACGACGGCTGGGTGCAGGGACCAGCCCCCTACGCCGCCATCCAATTGGGTGCAGTACTCTCCCAAATGGGTGCTGATACCTGGTATGAGGGAGACACAATTGTCAACCTGAACGCAGGGTCGAAAATTGGTGACACAGATTTCATTGCGTTGAATGGTGCGGGTGATGTGGCGAACGCAAACAAGGCGATTGTGACCGATGGCGCGGGCAATCTTAGTTGGGGCGACAGAGTTACAATAGGCGACACGGTGTACGCGCAAGCCCAACTCGGCTTCGACACGTCACAGAGTCCTCTGCAAAACTTCGTTGCCGTGACTGAGTCCAACAGCGGAAGCATTACAAATACTGGGTTTACCGCACCACGCGCAGGGCTGTATTACGTTAGTTTTACTGTGAGGGTGGAAACCATACCCACAGGGGGTAATCGACTGCTTGGTCTTCAAGCAGAGATCATTATGCCTGATCAATCCAAATTCTCAAGTGATTCAGGCCAGCGAGCGGGTTCCAGTGCCAGAGAAGTGTTGCTCGTGGAACACATCAGTAAGATTGTGAGCTTGTCACAGGGGCAGACGCTGGCGTTCAGTTACACATTTCAAACATCGACAGGTGGTGTACAAGCAGTTGCAGATGGGACGTCTCTGGACATCTTCTCTATCGACAGATCCCTGGGAGGTGACGCCGTATCCGCAAATCAAACCTTCACAATTGAAGGCGGGTCCTCCAATTCCGGCAAACTACTTCTCAATTGTGAGAACAATTCTCATGGCGTAGGGTTGCAGGCCCCCCCACACAGTGCAGCCGCCAACTACACCCTGACGCTACCGGATAATCTTGGTACGTCGGGAGAAGTGCTGTCAACAGATGGTACTGGTGGTTTGTCGTGGGTGGCGGCGGGTGGCGGTGGCGGCACCACCTACGATGCAAACACCCTTTTGAACGCTGCTTTTATTGGTGATGGTAACGTGAGCACCGCCGAGTTCAACCAGCTCAGCGGTATAAACACAGATGAGACCATTCAACAACAGATTAGCAAAGTCACCTACAATGCAAACACCCGTTTGGACGCTGCTTTTATTGGTGGTGGTTACGTGAGCAGCGGCGAGTTCGACCAACTCGACGGTATAAACACAAATGAGACCATTCAACAACAGCTTAACAGCAAAGTCTATGTAGGGGGGTTGGTAGGTGCCGGTGGTTGCATTGTCAGGAATGCGAATAACGACGCCTGGGTGCAGGGAGAAGTCCCCTATGGTGTTACTAAGCTGGGTACTATTTCCACAAGTGCATTGGGTACATCCGGCTCACCGGGTAACGCACGAGTGAATCTGGCAGCAGACTCATACATGAACAATCTACCACTCATTGCCTTGGATGGTGCAAGTGACAGTAGCAACGCTGGTTTTGGGATCGTGACAGACGGTAGCGGCAATTTGAGCTGGAGCCAGGCGTCGGGATGGAACGCAACTCAGTTGGGGCAAGCCAGTGCTATGGGAAACACTGGAGTCCACCTACATTCCTCCTCGCAAATCAATGTGAATGGGATTGGACTACCCATTTTGGGTCTGAGTGGCGTAACGGATACTGCAAATTTGGACAAAGTCATTACCACTGATGGTACGGCATTACAATGGAAACGCGCTGTGGTGATGGACAATACAAACAACACTATTTATAGCACAGGTGCTGTCGCTGGAAACAACGCAGTCGCCTTGGGCAGTGGAGCGGATGTTGGAGATTCATCATTTGCCATGGGTTATGCTGGGGACGGTGCTGACAAAGCTGTTGCTATTGGGCATCTTGCAGGTGGTAACGGACAAGGAACGTCATCTGTCGCGATCGGGCACATGGCTGGTCGCACAAATTTTGGTGACCAAGCGATTGCCATTGGAGAAGTAGCTGGAATGAACAATGCTGGAATCGGTAGCGTCAACGTAGGGAGACGCGCAGGCAATGGTGGGACTGGTAACTATGGTATCGGGCTTGGCTGGAATGCACACGCAACAGGAAACAACAGCATTTGTATAAACGCGTCAGGTACTGTCGTCACAAATAGTACGGCAAATACAACGATCATTAAGCCAGTAAGAGCAGTCGCTCATGGAATTGGTGCTGGTATTATGCACTACGACCAGTCAACAGGTGAGATAACGTATTCCACTAACTAACGCCCCGACAGCGTTGCAAAGAGCACGGCCGCCACAATGGCCTGCATGATGATGGGGTCGTTCGCGTCTTCGCCGGCGCGTAAGGAAGGAGGGGGTGCACCAGGTGCGAAACCACCACCACCACCCCCGCTACCTCCGCTACCTCCGCCTCCTCCTCCACCACCAAATCCACTGCCACCACCACCAGCGCTGCTACCTCCACCTCCACCAAATCCACCTGCACCACCACCACCACCAGCGCTGCTACCTCCACCTCCTCCTCCACCAAATCCACCACCACCACCAGCGCTGCTACCTCCAAAGTGGCGATGAAAGTTTGCCCACCACCACCACGAAAACATATGCTCTTGATGAGGCCGATGAAAGTTTGCCCACCACCACCACGCAAAGTTCTCGTAACCTTGATCGTCTTCGCCAAGAGGGGGTGGACCGGGTGAGGCAGTCGTGCCCGACTCACCCATAGGCGGTGATTTACCAGTCGCACCCAACCAAGACTCGGAGTATCGGCCAAGGACGTATTCAGGAGAATCGTACTCAGGATGATACGTTGTATGAATTGGCTGATCGAAACGAATTTCACCCATTGGTTTTATCAGCTCCTGTAGACCCGGAGAACCTTCGAATGGTACTAGTGATGAGACTGGTGCAGTGGGCTCCTCGTAGTCGTAAGGTGCTGGAAGGTAGGCTGGCCTATTCCACGTTTTAACCTGTTTTTCAAAATCGGAGGGTGCTGGCAATGCAGGCCACTCAGTAGTTTGCACATCGATGGGAGGGTTGTACAACACATTCGCTCTGTAAACTGGTCTTTGTCTTTGTTCCAGTGGATCAGCGGAGTACCCAGGTGGATCCGGTGCTGGCAAAGCACGTGTCCATGGAGGTGGAGCAGGCGATGACAGTGCGGGTGGAGAGGGGTTGATGCTTACACCATAGTACGACGTCTCTGGAGGAGATGATAATGCAGGTGGTGAGGGGTTGATGGTCACCCCCTCTGATAGAGCAGATGACGGGAGCGATGGTATCCCAGGACCTTCTAACTCTTTAACACCCGAGCGTCGTGAGCGTCTCAAAAACTCTCGCCCAATCAAAGAATAAGCGATTGCACCAAGAGTGTTAAGAAGTGTAGAAGGTTCATCATCATCTGTGTCAAACCGCACCAGTCGCATCAGTGGCAGTGCAGGTGGTAGTGGCTCACCGCGCATCTCTTCCAGTCGTGTCTCTTCCAGTCGCAGCTCAGCATCTCTTAACCATTCATCAAATGGTTGATACCCTGATTCGAATGGCTCATAACCTTCCAGCCGCGTCTGAGCATCTCTTAACCATTCAGGTTCGTCATAACCTCGTTGTCTATAGCGGTTTAGAGCGCGATTGAATCTTAACCGGGTAAGTCGTTGGCTGACAGAGAGTTGATCGAGTTGGCGCAAGTCAGCTCTTCGGATTGCATTTGCCCCAAACACTAAGGTTCCAAGACCTCCAAGTACGGTAGCAACAAACCGAGGTATTCCAAATATGGTGTCTTCTGCATCAATTGCTTCCAGTGGTGTATACTGAGGCACAAGTTGTGTGTCGCGTGAATCAACAGCAGGATCGTGTTGGAGCAACTGCAACTGCATGTATGACTCTGGCATTGGCAATGTGCCACCATAACCCAAGTCCTCTGTGTCCACAGTTGTCGGTCGGTCACTACCGTATGGACCCGGTAAGAATCGAAAGGGGCCGGAGTAAACATCTGTCCCTAGATTGTCCTCGGGGAGTGCACGCATACCGAGGCGTCTGAACACATCTGCATACGTGGAGTCATCCTCCCTCACCATCAACGACCCCATAGTACGCACACGCCCTGGGATTGACATGTTAGTTGACCGGTCTATCCCAGTTGCCACTTGATTTCGACGCATTGGTGTCGGTTGACGCATGGGAGCCACCTGCTTTGATACTGCAGTTTGTTTCAGTGCACCACCAAACCCAATCGCCTGGGATTGGCGCATCTTACGAATCCTCTTAGATAAAATTCAGACGGTTCATGAGTTCCACCTCTTCAACCTTACGACGCAACATCTGCTCACGTTGCATGCGTCCAACACGCGACCAGTCGTACAACACCAACAACGCGATCCCACTCATCACTACCTCAAGTGCTTGCATACTAGTCAACACTTGGAAAAGCTGGTGGCGCAGACTCTACAGACTCCGCATCACTCTCGGGTTCACGCAAAACGTACACAGTCACATTCACTTTCTCTTTAAGCTCCTTCACCTCCTCGCGCAACTTCTCGATCTCAACGGTTAGGTGCCGGAGGCTGGTCATAATCGGTAGATGGAGCATTGGTCGGTTGCGCAACGACCAGATTATTCTTTGCCCACTGTGCCGCCCTGACCTTTGCCATACGTTCTTTTGCCTCCTGTGACCCCTTCGGCGGCCCAGTGTAACGACGCGGACGTTTCACTTCCATGACGTTACCACTATTGGAAAGTTACACCACTGGGTGTTTGCAGCATCCGTAGTTATACCCAAATTTGAAGCGGCATTTGTTGTCACAATCGGGGCACCAGCACTCATCACACCCATTGTCAGAGTCAGTGTACGCATTGCACACCGGACACTCTGCGTCCCAATCTGGGGGGTTTGTTCGCTCGTATTGTAGGACACACTTCTGGTTTGCTGCACCATCCATCAGATCAGAACGGCTAAGCGTCACTGTGTCAGTCCTACTATCAATGAACTTATAGCACATCTCCTCCTCATCATACAAACGATTCAAAATCATCACCACCTCCACACTCGCAGTGCTCGCTGTTTCTGCATCTGATAGGTCTTCAGAGTCGGACATTTATTAAGCACTGGAAAATTTACGTTTGCGCGGCGCGTACACTACACTATACTGGTCTTTTTTGCCTACACGTGTTGTTTGCATGAGCTCGTTGTACAATGGCCCCCCCGGTGCCCAATCATCTACGGCGGTACGCTGGCGCTCGCAGAAGAGCAGATAGTCACGTGCCTCCTTGAGTTCGTTGATCACGATTCGTGGCGGGACTTTGGCGGCTGCATCCACCGGGCCGCTGTAGTACACCGGGAAGCTCCCCTGTTCGACGAGCACACCGCGGTTCCAAAACTGTCGGTAACGTTGTGATTGCAACTCCACACGGCTGTCAGGTAATGTTGTATACCACGGACGGCGCCATGAAGCACACTCAATCTCAAAGTTATACCACAACACGTCCTTGAGTAGAAGTCGCAACCGATCCACCTCCTCCTTCGCCTGATAGTACTCCCTATCGAACCGCGCACGGTACCATTCATCCGTAGTTGTCATTGCAAATGATCAATACTGCCCCTCCCACTGTTAGAAAGAGCTCCTTCATGTGGCAGCTCATCAGTCGTCTGCACGGGCACTTGAACGTCAGCACGGTTGCATAGCCCAACAGCCCGCTTGCCACCATCTTTCGCCACGTCAGCTTCATCTCGCTGTCGCTTTAGGATTTTTGCTCTAATCCCGCTCGGAACACGCAACCACGACACAATCTCGCCGTCATGACGACGTTGTTGCCACGCGTTCCAGCACCGGTCTTTACAGAAATGGAAGCGCATCGGAGCTTCGAGCACAATCATGAGCTCGTTCAAACGGTGTGGACCACTTGCGCACCAATGGCAACGCCTCTTGGGTACACCGCGCATATGCTCTGGCTTCCAGTCACGGAGGTGCTTGGGAATGAACATTCTGGACTCTGAGTGCTTGCCTTTTTGTGCTTGCTTTAAGACTTGCCCATGAACCTATTCTTAAAAAGGGTACCCCCATAACCGCCAATGACGCCGTACATCATTGAACAGGCTGCAGGCCACAACTCAGCTACAGTGCTTGGGACCATCATCCGGTGCTCTCGGCCTTGGGTAAAAATAAACTCACCTGAGTAACCCGCCAATGCGTGGTGATACATCCTGCTGAACCCATAAGGCCCTAGGAGCTTATCCGCTCCGAAGACTGCTGATGCAGCGCCAAGTGCGAGCGACATGTTGGATTGCTTGCAACCAATTGGACCAAGGATGTTCAACGTCATTGCGACTTTAATCTAGAATTTTTGGTGTTAATGGAAGCTGGTGACTGGGTATTACTCTTCATTTGTACTTGGTGCGTCGTGTGTTACACGGTAGCTTGTGTGTATTATTGTTGTCTTTCTAAAGAAGACACAAATGGCCTGCCCAGAAATCAACATAATGTACAGCCAAGTCCGCCAACGCTTGCGGGGGTCCGTTGGCGCGTGGCACTATGCTCTCGAGAACCGGTATGGGGACCCACGAGTCTATGCACAACAACAGAGAGAATTACAGCAACGCGAGAACGATGTTGCCTACGACCTCTCCCGACGGAACAGTGCGTTATTGGACGACGCGTATGCGAAACAGACATCGAGAGCCAAGGAGGCACACACAAAGCGCATCACCAAGCACCGCGAGAATTTAGCCAAACGCCCACAACCGGTGGGTCCCCCGCCTCGTAAGACGAAACCTCAGCCTTCATCTTCTCAGGCAGCGCCGCTAGCTTCTGCGAGTCCGCCGCCGTGAGCTCCGTCACATTGATGTCCTGAAATTTGTCATGGGCGTCTGCTTTCCCCTGCACCGATCGAATGGCCTGCGTCGTCGGCCCCGGATTAGCTGGAAGTACCGAGCTGTGGTACTCTGTGACCTTCTCATCAATGCTCTGTTGGAAGTCAAACTTCTTCTTCATCATGTAGGCCGCACCGAGCCCGAGACCAAACACCCATCCGCTCATCACCCTTGTCACTCTTAGAATCTAATCTCCCGCCAACGCGAGTGGTGTCGTGTGTCTATAGATGAAGTGCGCGAACGCTGTGATGTTCCCTTGCTGGAAGAAGGCATTACCAAACATGGAACGCCCCAGCTCAAGATAGTTGCGATAGAGCCACTCAAGGTCCTCTGTGTTATCGACCACCCATTGTGCACGGTCACGTTCCATCGTTCTCGGGAGTTCGTCGTCACCTTCCTCACTCTCACAGTAGTCCGGGTCGAAGTCATCACTGCTGTAATCGTCCGGTAGCCCATGTGCCAAATGCCCATCGTTGTTGGCGCGTGTCGACGGCATCACTGATTGATGAGCTGGTTGGAATAAGTGTCCAAGTAGTACATCGTCAGTAGCAATGAGTCTGCCAGATCGTCTTGTTTCGCGTCACAGAGGAATGTGTTGGCAGCTATCGGTTCGAAGACTTGCGTATTGGCCTTGACAAATGCCGTAGCCCATTCGACCGCTTTCTGCTTGTTCAGACGGTAATTGCGTGTGCTCAGACCGTAATGTGCTTTCACGGAGCGTGCGTGGATGATGTAGCACCGGTCGTAGAAGAGTGTTTGAAATACCGCTTCGATGATGCGCATGTTGCAACGCATCTGTCGTTCGACGAGTAAGACCGCCGCATTATCGAAAAGATGCTGATACCGAGCCACGAAGTCGCGTACGTAGGTCACGTTCAGTGACGGAATGTATCGCCCACTCGGCACGAGAGTTTTGTTGTCCCAAAAGACAATTTTGTTTGTTTCAAGGTCGTATGCACACAGCGCGAGGTTTTTGATTCCTACGTCGATCGCCAGGATTAACATCACACTCAAGTATTGGATTTTGTGGTGGTCACACTCAATCGGCCAGGACTTAGATTCAGAACCTCCCGCTTCAATTCAAGACCACAGCACTTAAGGTAGTAACATCTACTGCGTAAAAAATACGTCAGTACACCACCTACACATGTAAAACACGCCGCGACCATTCCAAGCAACCACGTCCCATTCCGCTCAATGAAGTCCCGTTGTGGGCAGTGACACTCACACATTTACATGTGTGAGTCAGATTTAAGCGAAGCTGAGCAGCGCGCGGCCGTCCTTGATCTGCAGCCAGTTGTAGTAGAGCGCGTAGATGTCGACCTGCCAACCAGGGTCATCCTGCCGCGTTCCACCGAGAGCATCGTCAAAGAGACCCGATGCGACGTGGGTCTGAGTACTTGCACCGCTGCCGGAAGTTGAGCCGCTGCCGTTGCCATCAAAGTGCAAATCCAGAACGGCGTGTGATACCTTTGAGAAGTTGACCGCACCGGCGGGCTGCGCACCCTCTGGGTTGAGCGAGAAGGGGTAGACAAAGATGTTCTGCGACCCCTTCATGCTCTTGTTCTTCTGCAGCATGGTCTCGATCATCTCTTGCACACGCACGTCGTTCGATGTGACTGCGGCTGCTGTGCTGCCACTAGCATGATTAGTCTGGGTACCAGTCACTGTCGTAGCCTGGCCCGCAAACAAGCTCTGCATGTCGCGCTCCGTGGCGTTGCTGTTCGAGTGCAACAGGGGTGCGAGGCTGTGCTTGAGAACTTCGGCCGGGATGCCACCGTTCAGTCCCGGATGACGCGCGTTGCCGTTGAGCTTCAAATCGATGCTCTTCAGTTTGAGCGTCGCTGGCGAGCTGGCAGTAGCGGTCCCACTTCCTGGATGGTGGAAGTTGTAATACTCGTTGTCGTCGTAGTTCGGGTAGGTCCCGTCGCCGTGGTAAAAGAAGTGACCCTTACCAGACTCACCATCTGGACGTCCCTGATAAAGGTGCTGAAGGATAGCAGACGATGAGTCGTCAGCAAATTGCGCAGAGTCACTGACCTTCGTGTTGAGGTCGCGCAGTGAGCGGATCGTGATGATGAGCGTCGACACCGGGTGCAGGAAGCTGAGGTTGAATGACATCTTGTTATTGGTCACACCCCTTGAATGCACCTCAGGTTGGTGCTGCCACAGTTTCAGCAATCGCACATGTTCCTTGCTTGTGATCATCGCCGCCTCGGGACCTGTCGTATGTACAAAGTGGCAGAACAGCTTACCAGTTGGCTTGCCGATCTTGTTCGCCTCAGCCTCGCTGCCAAAGTGCGGCGCTGAAATCAAACCACCTCGTTCAGCACCATCAGTCTCTGAACCATCGCAGCCACGGTATCCGGTCAGCTTGTAGAGCCGGTTCAGATCCTTCAGCTTGATCGTGATGCGCACATTCTCACACCCAGCGATTGCCGCAAGGGGGAAGTACTGCGACACGTGCTGTGTGAAGAAGAGGTTCAGCGGAATGATCAGCTTGCGTGCAGGTGATCCGCGCGCGTATGAAGAGTTAGTCAAGAGAGTACTACTACCATCCAAGTCGTACCCGACACCAGCTTGGGTCGCAGGCACATACTGCGTGATGATGCGCGTACGGTCCTCGTTGATGACGCGCCTCTTTGGCATGCGCGCCTTACCAGAACCGTTGCTAGCATGGCTGACAAACTCGCTGTCATCGTAGCTGCCCGAGAGCGAGGTCCACTTCTGCTGGAACGACTTGCAACCCGTCTTCATCACCTGATCGTACCCGAGACGCATCTCGTCGGACGTCATCAACTCATTCTTGATCTGCATCTGCTCGCCAGTAATCGTTTCGATGTTGTTTGCACCCACCGAGAAAGTGCAGCTCTCAATGATAGCAAACCCCAGCTCGTCTACCCACTCATAAATGCAGTTGTTGTATGGCTTGTAACCGTTAGGCGTACCAGTCGGCATTTTCACAGGGGGGATTGTGAGGTGCAGCTCAGTTGGCCCTAGGAGATCTGCGACCTGTGGGATGACGAACGTGGTCGTAGTACCCCAGTTCAGCTGGTTCTGTGCCTCGACTTCCTTGTACTCCACCTGGAAGTTACTGGCTCGCACGTAGCCTTGATTAAGGAAGTAAGACTTCGTGTTGTCATACAGGAGCATGTCCTGGGGACCCTGGTTCAACTGCATCTGGTTAGGCATTGTGTCAATTCTTTAGCTAAGAATTTTAGACCACGGCATGGGCTACCAATTTCACACCCGGATTACGTATGGCGTCCTCATAGTAATCCTCATACAGTTTCTTCTCCGCGCTCTGCAACCCCGGTAGTTTCTGGGGCCTCCCCAGACCCACTCCCAGGCTCTGGTCCTTCAGCTCCGTGTTCATCGCCTTGTCCACCCACATCTCCCCGTAGCAGTACTTCTGCTGGCACGGACCCCTTGGCTTGTTCGGTTGAGACGTTGTCATCGTTGGTCGACCGATCAGGTACGCTAGAATCAGCGCCGCGGCTGCTAGTCGGAGTGCCATTTGCCAACGATTTGGAAAGTTTGTCGAAAAGCTCGTGCATCTTTTGTTGTTCAGTACCGAGCACCTTCAATTCTTGTTTCAGAGCGTCGCGCTCCTCCTCGACCCTCTTCCAATACGCCTTCTCCTGATTACGATGCTGCAACGCACGCACGAACTCTTCATTGTCGCGTTTCGGTAACGCTGACGGAGGCACGCTGTAGGTGCGGTAAAGCGATTCGAGGTAATTCCTGCGTTGTGGATGCGTTGTGAAGAACGGGTCGGTGCGAAACATGTTGAGTATGTGTCAGAATTTAGCATGGGAAAGGGCTTTGCTTCGATTCGACGGCATCAAGGCGACGATTGTCATCCGCTGCTTTGTCCTTATCCGCACGCTCGGCCGCCTTCGTGCGTGGATCACTCTGCGGGAACGCAGGCCAACCGTCTCCTTGTAATAACGCTTCGAGCTTCGCGTTGAACGTTTTGGCTTCAGCAATGCGTGTGCTCGCACTCTCCGAAACCAATGGCTTGGCTGGTTCCCCTGGGAGTGCGATGCCGGCGGTCTGTGCGTTCTCGTCGCTCGCTAGCACATCTGGTTGTCGGTCGTGTTGGTATTGCGGGTCGTAATCGTGCATGCGTCCTGGAGGTTGAGGCCCAAAGTCAGAGCGCTGACCGATCTTTTCAAAGTGGTCAGGGAGGCAGACGGCATCAGAGAGTGGGCGGCCTTTGACCCAGTGCTTGAAGTACATCCACGCCTCTTTTACGTTTTGTGGTCCGTGCTCAGCGAGCAGCTGCATCTCCACGTCCTTCTTATGCGCCGCCTCTGCTGTCTCGCGCAGGTACTCACGCACACCATGAACGTGTGTCAATTGCGCTCGGCCCCATGGTGTGTGCTTCCACCCAGCTCGTGGCTGCCCGACCTTGTACCCGCCATTCAGGTCGGCCTCATCTTGATAGACCCACCGACGCACCGGCTTGCCGTCGCAGTTTTCGTACACCTGATCCTTTGATGCGTCGTTCGCCTCGTGCATGCCCTGCAGCCACTGCTCGAACTCGGCCTTGAGACACTCGTCCGCCTCCGCCTTGTACTGCTCGACGATCTTGTCCAGGTAGATGCTCTTCTGCACGTCGTCGAGGCCCCTGGTGTTGAACTTGTACTCGTCGCTCAGCAGCGCGCGCTTTAGGTACTCGGCCTCGTAGCGCGGCCATGCTTTTGTCTGTGCCGCCTCGCTCGCCGAACCGATCGCGCCACCAGATGCGGTCCCTGTGCCTCGTGCGTCCGCCGGCAGATCGCCTCGTGCGTTCCAAGACCAGACCATAACTTCTTTGTTAATTAGATTATTAATCTTTGCCGAAATTGGGATCGGTTTGGCGCCGCCGTTTACGCATCTCTTCATTCCTCTGAGCACGGGTCATGGAATCCTCATTCCTTTTCCTATTCAATGCTTCCTGTGTTGCAGCAGTGGGTTTCCTACCTGTAGGGTTGTTTTGACCCTGTGTGTTATGCTCTTCGTAAAAGCGTCGGTTATAATCACGAGGAGGATCACGAGGAGGGTCTACTCCGACTCCTGGATTCTCAAAGCGCTGGTTCGCCTTTGTGCCAAAGAACCCCGTTGTCGACGCGGCTTGTGTTGGATCGTACCGTGGTTGTGTGTTGGACACCATTGTGCGGCGAGATCGGGGCAGCTGTGACAGCACCGCAAACACAACGATCCCCATGAGCAGCAGCTTTGTCTTCCGTTTCATTGTTCATTCTGACGGAGAAAATTTTCTTAAAGGACTCTCAGTATGGTTGACACTCAACAGGGTACACCGGCATGGTTTAACGCGCGCAAGGGCAAACTGACCGCCTCTAACTTTGCAGCGGCGGCGGGACTGGTCAAATTCAAGTCACGTAACAAGTTGCTCGCAGAGATGCTCCACCCCGACCCAACTCCACGCGAAGCACCAGCTGCTTGTCTGTGGGGCATACACAACGAGAAGAACGCGATCAAGGACTACATGATTCGCACCGGGAACGTCGTGCGGTCATCGGGACTGCATACACACGAACATTACCCGTGGATCGGTGGGTCGCCAGATGGGTTGATTGGTGAGCGCGGCATGATTGAGGTCAAATGCCCTTTCTACGTCCAGATCCCTCACGGCCGCGTCCCTTTGCACTACCTGTGTCAGATCAACGGGCTCATGGAGATCATTGACCGAGACTGGTGCGACTTCATCAGCTGGACACCCAACGCCATGCGAATCTACCGTGTCTACCGCGACCCGGAACTGTGGTCGTACCTTCTCGATCGATACGTGGTCTTCTGGAGTTTCATGAAGGCTGGCTGCTCGAAGACGCCGCGTGTGACGGACCGCAGGCAACTGGAGGCTCGTCTTGAAGCGTCGGAACACGAGCACGTCGATTACTATTACTGGTCGTATTTTGACTACCCAAGGCAGCATGTGAGCAGTCCTCCGCCACTTTCTGACGTAGAGAGCGATGATGAGGACCGGCATTTCGGAATGCTTGGATTGCGAATCGCTCACGACGGCGGAGATCGTAAAGGAGCTAGGTGTGCCGAGTTGGAGCGACCCAGCAAACTGCCCCGCATGGAAGGCTATGTGGACGGTGAGCGGCAAACGAGCGACGCCGACTCTGTCAGCACTACCGTATCCGGGAGCTTATACGAACCCGATGACGCCGAAATGCAAAGACTCGCTGCCGTGGTATCGTAAGGATGTTGTGCCTAAGTTCGGTAGCGGGGTTGCGACAGTCTCACACATGAGGGACGCGGATGGGTTTGCGGCCGAGGACACGCGTCCCAGGAGTACCCATTGGACCGAACAGGGTCCGATTAGTCTCGGTTACGGCACCACGGGTTTCCTAACGGGGCAACCGACAATAGACACTCTCAGGTCGGTCTGGAGAGGTGACACACGGACGCTACGTATTTCTGATCGCTACTATCAGTGAGAATGAAGCGCACTTTTGTGAGTTACGCTGCGGTCCAACCGAATGAGGTGGCCTTCACGATGGGAAAGGACAGGTCTGGGAAATCTACTGTTCACATGCACATGACGAAGGGGAACTCGACGACGGATGTGTGCATGGTCAGCGCGCCCGCCATCACACAGTGGCCGCGATGCACGGGCGACGGCAACTTTGGCACGATGTGGGGGCCCAGCGACGTGACCAAGGCCAAGTACACGATCGACTTGTGTGACGCCGAGATCAACGGCAAGCCAAACACGGAGTTCACAGCATTCAGCAAGATTATCGACATGATTGACGACAAGCTGCTCGACTTTGTGCATGCAAACCAACTACCCCTTCTCGGCCGCAAGAACCTCAGCAAAGAGGAGATCAAGATGCTACAGATTCGCAGCGTGCGACCAAAGTACGACAAACACACCGGCGGCCTGAACGGACACACGTTGAACCTGTCCTCCTCCAAGTACGCGTGGGACGGTATGGGTTCCAAATACGAGCGCCGCATCACGATCTGCGATCACCAAGGCAAGGCGATCCCCAACGGCGCCGTGGCCCCTGGAGATGTGGTCGCGCTCACGATGTACGCGAACATGGTGTACACAGGTGTCGGTGGCGACAAGTTTGGCATTCACTGGTCGTTCCAGGATGTGTCGGTCGTATGCCAGCGTGCGCACTTGGAGCATACAACCGAAGTGACTGCCTTTACGAATGCGACTTGGGACTTTTCGAAGCCGTACGTCGACCAAGTTTCTGAGATTCACACGATACCAGATGTCACCACCAGCGAAGCATGCGCCGCCTAGCGAGCCACCTAGCGACGTAAAGCAACCTGACACTAAGCAACCCGTCACAAGCAACACACAAGGACCGAAGAAGCAGTACGGCAAGCATGCAACGATGCCCGTTCTGCAAGCGGACTGCTACGCCGAGATCGACCTGCCCGACTTACCTTACTGGGATCCCACAAACCCAGAGACGGAGCTGAAACTGGACGCCACTGTCGTAGCAGTAGGAAAGCGTCGCACTGGTAAGTCGTGGGCGTTTCGTAACCTAATGTACTTAATGAAAGATCGCATCCCAGCTGGTATAGTAATCTCACAGACAGACGAACTAAACAAGTTTTGGCGAGATTACGTGCCGAAGCAGTTTATCTATCCTAAGTACGAGCCCGAGATCCTCGATGCAGTCTTCAAACGCCAAAAAGCCATTCTCAATGACAAGAACCTTACAAAGAGTGAGAAGGAGAAACTAGCTCCATTCTTCGTGTTGCTCGACGACGTGATCTCTGACCAGCGTCTGAAGTACGACGAGAACCTCATGGAGCTCTTTGTGGCAGGGCGACACTACAAGATCTTCGTCTTGATCACAACACAGTATGCCAAAGCCATCACTCCTACGCTTCGTGGCAACACTGATTACTGCCTGATCATGAAGACGATTCAGGGGCGACAGCGAGAGGCTCTGTGGGAGGACTTCGGCGACTTCCTAACCAAAGACGCCTTCAACCGCATCGTCGATGCCTACACCGAGGACAATGAGATCCTCATCGTGAACACATGCCCCGAGCTGCATGTCGACCCCATGGAGATGCTGTCCTGGTGGAAGGCACAGGAGATTGCACCGTTTCGCATGGGTAGCAAGAAGTATTGGGAGGCTGCAATGAACGCCGACTCAAAGGTGCCACCCAAGGAGGGCCCAGAGTCTGCATCACACTTCCTGAGCGCCAAGGACATCATGCCAAAACCATGGGATCAGCTTATTTCCTAAGCATGTGAGTGCGCATGGCTCTAGCATTCTTTACAGGAGTGTCAGGCGCCCCCAAAGACAATGGGAAGCGACCTAGGGAAGAAAACGTTGAAGAACGCTTGCTGCAATATGCAGAGGAAAGCATGCCATCTTCGGTTCCCACAACGTTTGAACTATTTGACTGGCCCGTTTTACCATTGAATGAAATTCCTTATCCTCGAAACCCACAGACTATGGCAGCCGCTCAAGTTTACTCACAGGTCTCAAGACGCAGACGCCTAGGACCTAGAACACGCGACCGACTTACTCATGCACCTAGAGCTGAGCAGCCAGACGAGGCGCCGAGTGAACAGCAGCTTTACAAAATCTTGATCCAATGGAACGCGGGTGGCGACCACTTTACCTATGTAGAGAACGCTGCACGGAACCAGGGTCCACCAGAGGTTTAAATCTAATTGTCTCACGGACATGCGCACAGGCACTCTAGGTGAGTCAATCCAGCAATCGATCACACAGACGGCTCTCGGCCTCCTTATTGGATCAAGCGTCGAAGCTTTGATGCCTTCGCCGGTCGAGGGCGCACCATTGCCGACCCAAGTTTTTGAAGCTCTGGTGCAGGTGGGTCTGTATGGCGCCGCTTTAGCGTCCTTTGCCGGTCTAGTGCGTGGATCAGAGAGCGATCGTACTTGCGGGATACCATTTCAGTCAGCACTTCTCGTGGCACAGCCGGATTTGCAGCGGCGACTCGGCGCTTTATCTGCTCAAGTAAAGCTGCGGGTTGCTCGAGCTTCACAGCAAATGGTGGCACATGCACGAGCGGCGTAACTTCCCACCCAATCGACTTGGCCATGCTCTCCCACATCTGATCGAGCGCCTTCAGTTTGGCCTTTGACTTGATGAGCGGGAAGAACATGGAGAACTGTGTGCACCCTAGACGCTGCAAGAGCCGAGAGAAGACATAGTTGTAATTGAGGAAGTTCTTGCGTTTCTCAAGCTTGCTCTGTGCGAACGGGCGTTGTAAGTCTGTAAAGCTAGCGTCGAGCATGATCAGCAATTGCGCACCGGGTTTTGGCGGCTCGATGCCTGTGATACGGTGGATGATCTGCAACCACTTTTCAATGTACAGCTGCATGTTCAGAGATCGGAGTACTCCTCTGATAGCATCTTTGTTGATAACGGTGTGTGAGCCGTCGAGGAAGCACTCCGCAATTTGGAGAAACTGGTCATCAGGAATCGCACTCTCTGCCAGCATGAGCTGCGACACGCGCTCGTGCCAGTGGTGGATGCGCTTGTAGTTGCTCGTGCTGTGTCTTGGAGGGAAGCGTGCGGCGTCGCCCATGCCGAAGGTCTCATTCGCGATGCAACCGCATGCCACACACACGTCAAAGTAGGCACATACGTGACCCGGATTTGTGCCACGCTGAAAAACGTCACCGCCGCAATTGTGGCAGCCTGTACGGGGAGGTTCACGCTGTAGTAGCAGAGAGTCAAGGTCTGCAAAAGCAGCATCAACCGCATCCTGATCGGCGAACATCGCATGCACTATTCTGACGGGCGCTCGGAAAAAGAAGTGCTTGCTTTTAGCCACTGCTCGAATTCGGACAGTGCGTCCGCGTAACGGTAGAGTATGGGTTTGTCTGGTATTACTTCTATTAAGAAATCACGGCCTCGTGAACAGCATGCGCCCATTTCTGACAAGTTTAGATTATCTAATGATGGACATGTGATGGCCAACTGCGGCCGACGTACTGTCGACTGTTTCATGACACACGGAGAGACCGAGGATGATGGCGAGACGCTTGTCGGCGCTGCGATGACGGTGGCGATGGTGGCGCAAGGGCAGTTGAGCAACTGGGCTCATCAACGTTCAGTACTTTCATTGCTGACGCCCAGCTGGACTCCAAACGTCGATCAGTTCGCAGACGAGGCGCTGGTGAACGTCTTCACCCTTGTTAGTGCGGTCACCACTGGCAGCGGCAACAACACCCCGCCTCTTGACCCACCTTACACACATACCATAACTATTGACGATCCTAACGAACTTCTTGGAATCAACTCTATAGTAGTTCCTCTTGTTAGTGGTGGTACAAACAGTACCAGTACTGCAGGGAAATGGAGGTACAGAGTGAGCCATGTTCAGCCAGGCCAAAGTACTAAACAATGCGTACTCTCATCCGACTACGACAGACTCATCCTTCCCGACGGTGTGCTGGAGACCCTTACAGTGGGCGATGTGCTCCTGAGTGGGCTGAACGACCCACACACAGTTACATCTGCGACTTCAGACACAGCAATAATCAGCCCTAGTTTACTGCATTACACGGAGGATATGCACATCGAGAGCAGTGACTTACGAATCGCATCGACGAAACTCTACATACCACGTCCAACGATCCCCGTCGTCACAACAAGCGAAACCCAGTGGGTGATGACGTCGCACCCTACAACGCCGTTGGAGATGAACGTGGGCGACATGATTCGATTCGGTGAGACAGACTCGCACCAATTCACCGACTATGTAACGGTGCTGGAGAAGCGCATGGTGCGACGATTGGGCAACTTCACGACACACCCGATCTCGTGGCCGTACAGGAAGGATGGCACATTACGGACTACAAGTCAGAATCAATCGCTCATCGCCTTCAGCGGGCTTAACGGTTTCACAGGCGTATTCCCAGAAATCATTGGTATTACTTCATTACACCAAAACCATTCAGACCGTTATCATGGCGCACCCAACAACTTATCCGCGATAAGCGCTGCAGACCGCTTAAATAAGTTACCAGTCATTAACCTACTCGACGACTACCCAGTGTACCGCATACAAAGCAGGTTGCATCTCGCTCCAGGCGCGTCTGGTATCGATGCTCTGAGTCAACCTAATACTATGTACACGGGGGCAACGATACGACGCACCCTCCCTTACATTGACCGCCCCGTGGGCAGCAATGATGAGGATTACAGACTGCACCCCGTGTATAAACTCAATACCACTGTTGTCGATGGTGTGCTGAGGTGCAAGCTGGAGGAGAACATCTCGCACGTGTACTCCGTCAAACTCATAGGGTACACAATGAACAAGAAGCACATCAGGAGAAACAACGACCTCGCGGACGAGATTGTCGTCGTGTCTATCGACGAGCTACCAGGTGAGGTGGTGAGCAACCACGCCACCTGCAATCGAGCGTTCGCAGTGCTGAACGCGTCACACTCAGGCAAAAACGAAACCAACAATGAGGGCACCACCAGCCTCCATGCATACGACCCACATGGCATCGCGGAGGCGTATTTCATGCACGTGCCGTCAAAGACCATACGACAGCTGACCTTCCGATTCAAGAACTGGCGTGGTGAGCCCGCACGCTTGGGCCGCATCCACTTATGGCTCAAGCTGTCCGTGTCCAAGGGCTAAAATTTCCGACTAGAATGCGACAAAATGAGCCCCCCTGGTGCTGGAATGGCCGAAACACAAGGCACTGGAGCCATGGCTCTATACAACGCGAACAGCGGTGAGGCCGGCTTCGGGCAAGCGATGGCTTCGGAGCTCGCGGGTCGTGAGATGGCGCAACGGCAGAAGATGGCGCCTCCGATCGGTGGGCAGTCTATGTCTCGACCCGATGGAGCTCCGGAATGGTACAACTACTCTGGTATGCCATCGGCCAAGTACGCGGTGCCCAACGAGGCAAAGGAGCGCCTGCTGTATGAGGCAGCAGCGCGGCGTGCGGCGGCTGACGTGGGCGATCCGTCGGTCCCGCGTCCGGCGCCGATCACCGACACCGAGGTCAACTACATTGAGGCGATGGACAAACAGCAGCGGCTCGCGAAGTTCGACCGCTTCGTGTCCAAGCTGTGCAATCCGCGTAAGCCGGGGAACCTGAAATGGTTGATGGAGGTGTATCCAGAGTTCGTCAACCGCCGTGTCGCTCAGGTGCATGACGACTACGACTTTGCGATCCGCAAGCAGATGATCGACAACTGGGGCGTGAACACGTTCGACGACCTCCACTTTCTCTTCCTCTGTGACCAGGGGCTGATCGACGGACCCTCGCTCTCGAAGCGCACCGACAAGGCCGCTATGTATGAGAGCTCGTGGTTGTCGCCGCTCAACTTCTACCAGCCGCGCAAGGCGGGCATGAACCTTCCCTACGCGTCCTCGACGGTCAAGGGAGAGGGCATGGGTCCCGCCGATCGCGACGACTGGGTGGAGTCGGGCGCGGGTCAGCCAATTGCCGGTGGATCCGACCTCAACACGCTCGCGCGCGAGGTCATGGATCTCAACCCCAATCGTCGCGGCGATCTCACAGGGCAGGTCGCAGATACGGCTCGAAGGTCGCGATTCCTCGACTACTAGTATTTCTAGCAGTAGAGTATTGATGGAGACACAGGCGGTTATAACGGATTGGCGCGGCATGATGGTTCATATGGGCCTCGCGAAGCCTTGGAAACGTGCGATGTTCGCCGCGTTCACGGTAGGAGCTGTCAGTTACGCACTCAAAACCCCACGGAACTCGTATGATCACAGAGGGCAAGCAAATCGCAGCTTTTTTCTGGTCCCACTGACATCAGCCGCACTAGTGTACTGCTTGACATGAGTGAAATGAACGTAGCCGACTTTTTGCGCCTCAAGCTGAGCAACATGCAAGAATGGCTGGGTCAAAACGGCTGCGAGGTGCAGATGCCCTCGTTCAGCAACACCGCGCTCTGCCTCTTTGCACAGTCGCTGCACGACACGTACGACGAAGCCATCAGGAAGCAAGATTTCGATGCGATTCTTGCCGACAAAGAAAACTTCCCCCTAGACATGTTGCGCACCGTCACGTTCGTGCGTGAACATCCACAGTTGCACGAGAAGTTTTGGCGTTACTTGTCACTCTTTTCTAAGACAATGAGTATCTGTAACAATGAGTGATGATCCGTTGCACTTAGCGGATCTCAATCCCGAGAACATTGAACAGGCTAAATTCGAAAAAGGCCTTTCAAAGAAAGCAAAAGATCCCATAGCAATCAAGAACGCTGCGACGGCCGCTGCACGTGAGGAGCGCCTCGCACGCAAGGCAGAAACACCAAAAGAGGCGTCCTCGTCAAAAGCGCCGCCGCCGCCCCCCGACCCAATCGACATCTCCGCGCTGCTCGACAAGGTGCAAGCGTACCGGGAGAGATTCCCGCACCTCAAATCACGCAACAAGTTGAGCGGCAAATCATCGGACACTGAAGTTCTCGACGAGCTGCACTTCATTGAGCAGCAGTTGGGCAGGAAGGACGGGCACATGGGCAACACGCTCTACCTCATGGCGATGGCCGGCCTCGAGAACAGCACGCAGTACTACAATCCACTGAATCTTAACTTGAGTGGACTGACGAACGTGGCCAAGGACAACATGGCCGAGCTCACACCGATCATCGACGAGCTCGTGATCAAGTACGCGACGAACTTCTACGTTACGCCGGAGATGCGTCTGTGCACGGCGACGGCGATGATGATCTACACGGTACACTCAGCGAACACGGGCAACACAACGGCGGCACGTGCGATGGCTGCTATGCACAAGAAGGTTATGCCTGATTCGAGCGAGTTATGAACCAGAGGACGAGCGCGGCTGCAGCAATTTGAACAACGCTGTCGGACACGCCGTCCAAGTTGACACCACCTCCACTGAGGAAGCTTACAGCGCCTTTGAGCAGATCACCGAGAGCGGACAGTGGTCCTTCCTCCATGAACTTCTTACGCAATTTCTCAAACTCTTCTTTGCCTCTCTCAATTGTTCTGTCAATTGGTTCCCAGCTTAAGCCAAGCGCTGCTAACGATTCAACCACCACGTCTCGGAGTGAAAAGCCCGGGACAGCTTGCGCAAAAATGAAAACACCTAGAGCAAACGCCCCTCCTGCACCTTGTATGGGTGCCTGCAACAGATACGGTAACATTGGTATAATACCGTACAAAAGCAAAGCTGGTGGTTTGATAAAATTGTACCTTAAACCTAAATCGCGACCCACTAAAAAGTTGTCGATGACGAAATTAGTGAGTATGTCGACCGCGCCTTGAGGGTTATTGATGTATTGCGCACCCTGCAGCGACTGCCCATCCTTGTAAAAACCCCTTCTACGAGCCATCGCCTCATAATTCACGTAGTCACGGCGGTCGTCCTTGTAATGAGCCGGGCGTTCTTGTGCACCACCCACGCCTGCCTCTGTTGGCACCACTGTCGCACCAGTAGCCGTGTATAGGAACATTTTCGATATGTCATCAGATTTAGTAAACACGTGCATTCCTACCCTCGTTCGCGTCGAGCAGTTCTTGCACGTGTGCGACCAGCTCCCAATTCACAGTGGACGGGATGTGCGGATCGTTGGGTACGTGACCGAGCGTCGGCTCATGGGTCATGGGATGCACCACGGCTGGCTCCAATCGAAACTTATCCGTGTGTGACGCACGATCGATCTGCCGCCTGATGTGATTTCGGCGCTGTTGCTCTCTGTGCTTCGCGTCCTGGTACTCCTGGTCCGCCGCCACCTGATCCATCTTCTGGTCGTGCAACGCTCGCACGTTCGCGTCGTGGACCTTGGCCTGATTCGCCCTTTGCATCTCCTCGTCTCGCTTCTCAGTGTCGCGCATTTGCAACTGGTGCTGTGTCATCGCAAGCCACGGATGACGCGCCTGTAGCATCTCGTACTGCCTCCGCGACACCTCGTTGAAGTGTGGATCGGTGGCGATGCGGCTCGTAGCAATTCGCCATCGATTAAACTCCTCGATGTTGCCCTCGTCTCGCGCTCTTTCGGCGCGCTGAGCCGCCACGTCCAAATCGTCCCAGAGGAATTGCATGTCCTCGGCTTGGTTGCCCGTAAGGCGCGGGTAGGTCTCGCCGTGCATGTGAGGCGCCGAAACTTGACGGTGGTTGATGGCGTTCGAGGTGTTGAAAGGGTCGGGCACCATCCCCGTTGGCCTGGAGTCCATCGCAGCATTCTCAATCGGCGGCAGACGGTATCTGTCATTGAACGTGCGCTCGCCAGTAAAGTCGATGCCAGGTGCGATTGCACGTGATGCCGCCTCAAAGGCGTGATCAAGTTCGATTGCTGGTGGACTATTTGTTATGGCATTACCAATTGTAGACACCGCATTACCTATCGCCTCGCCCACTGGACTCCGTGCTACGGCATCACCAACCACGTATACCGCACGCCCAATTTGTTCGCCAGCCTGGTAGATCGCCGCTCCGACCCCAGTGGACGCCACCAAAGCGCCTACTGCTGCAACGACCCGAGTACCCGGGATCGGTGCGACCAAAAGAGCTCCTTCAACGGCGGTCCAGGTCGCCCCCATGACTCCAAGACCAGCCACACTCGCAACTGTGCCACCGACAGCACCAAATTCGGCCGTATCGCGTTGTGTGCGATTGATCTCGCCGTGACTGTAACGGTCTTGCGCCGTGATCGCTGCGATACTACCGGGAACGAAGGCGGTCAGAGGGCCTGCGAATCGCGCGGCTCTACCGAGCACGCGTCCAGCTCCGCGTGCTCCGCGCGCCAGGGCCGACGTGCGACTGGCAGTAGCGGCCTCCAACTCGCTGTACGGGTTTGTCGAAACCCATTCCTGGTACGCTGGACTGAACTCCGCCGGCCGTGACGACTGCTCCAATGGGTGCCAACTCAAAGCAGCCTCGTCCACCACATTCACGAGTCGGTTCGTCGATGTCTGTACCGATTCTGCTTGCAGACGGTTAGCAGCCA